TGTTACCCAACAAAAAACTTTTTGAAGGTGCGCGCGCTGCGTATCGCAGTGGGCAGGCCTTACCCAACGCCTACAAATTCTCACGCCTTGTGACCTACATTGAGTTTGGGCGCACCGCCACTGGCTGGTACATCACTGTGCTTGAGGCGCGTCACGAGTACCGCCAAGCTTTCAAGCCCCGGCTCACGCTTACTGCAGAGCAAGACGCGGCCGCGATAGCCAAGTTTAAGTCGTACTCATACAACGTAGTTGACAATGTTAAGTAAGCCGCTTTATACTGAAACCTCTCTACCTAACCACACGGAAAACACCATGAACATCAAAATGTCAGCACCAACAGCCTTTCGCTCACGTAACCCACTGGACAACGCAACGATCGCGCACTACGCGCCTTCTGTGTTCGCTCAGGAAGCCCACGACAGCCGCGGTGAGCGCTACGCCTTCATCCCAACGAGCGACGTGCTCGAGGGCCTGCGCGCCGAGGGCTTTGAGCCCTACGAGGTTCGCCAGACTCGCGTGCGTGATCTCAACAAGCGCGAACACACCAAGCACCTGCTGCGCCTGCGTCACCCCACGGCGCTCAAGAACGACGAAGGCCACGGTGAGATCATCCTGCTGAACTCGCACGACGGCACGAGCTCGTTCCAGCTCATGTCGGGCTTCTTTCGGATGGTGTGCGCCAACGGCATCATCGCCGGCGACGTGGCCGCGGACTGCCGCGTGCGTCACACCGGCCGCGTGGTTGACGACGTGGTGGATGCGTCCTACCGCGTGATTGACGAGCTCAACAGTGTTGGCGCGCGTATCGAGAACTACAAGGCCGTCGCGATGGATCGCCCCCACCAAGAGCTCTTTGCTCGTGCCGCGTTGGCCTTGCGCTACGACGACGGTGCCGCACCCATCACCTCGGAGCGCCTGCTCACCCTGCGCCGCTGGGACGACAACAAGGACAACCTCTGGACGACGTTCAATCGTGTGCAGGAGAACATGATCAAGGGCGGCGTGCAGGGTCGCACAGCTAACGGTCGCAACATGTCAACGCGTGCCGTGGGCGGCGTGACCGAGAACGTCAAGCTCAACAAGGCGCTCTGGACCTTGGCCGACGAATACGCCAAGCTTGCGGCATAAAAACAACAGGGGGTTCGCCCCTTGTTGCACCCGATAACTTTACAATGTAAACTGTAGTTTCAGTACCTCAACACGACAAACACGGAGCTTCAAATGAACACAAACCAACACCCCGCCGACCAGCTCGGCATGTTATTGGCTCAGGTCGCTGAGCTCACCAAGCAAGCCGACGCCATCAAGGCCCAGCTCAAAGACGTCGCCACCGATGGCGGCCCTACCGTCTTTGAGGGCACGTTCTTCAAGTCCACCTTCGTCGAAGCTAACCGTAACGTGGTCGACCACAAGGCGATGATCTCCGACTTAGGTTTGACCGAGGATTACCTCGCGAAGTTCACCTCGGTGACCGCAGTCTTCTCGATCAAGACCACCTCACGCTAACCTCACCAGCCCCTCCGGGGGCTTTAGGATTTTTATGAACTACGAGCAACTGATCGCGTCGTACCCCGATGACCTCGCCAAGCACGCAGTGTGCACGGGCTGGAACGCGGCCAACACCACCATGCTCAACGCGATCATGGACCAGATCACCGTCGCCACCGAGGCCGGTAACTACTCGACCGCCTCGACGCTTTTCAAACTGCTTGACGACCTGAAGGCGACCCTCGCCATCAAGCGGGTCTAACCATCGCGCGCAAGAGCTCGACCTGCGTCGTGCTCTTCTCCCCCAGCCGCGCCAACACCACCTCGTCACTCGTGCCAGCCACGATGAGGTGGTGAATAAAAACCGGCCTTGTCTGACCCTGCCGGTGCAACCTCCCGCAAGCCTGAATGTACTGCCCAAGGCTTGCCGGCAACGTAAACCACACCGCGATGCTTCCGCCGTGCTGCAGGTTCAAGCCCGCCCCGCACGAGTCAGGGTGCGCCAAGGCGACCTTTTGCAGGCCGGCGTTCCACCTGTCAACGTCCAGCAGCTCGGCACCCGTGGCGGCCTGTATACGCTCGATCTCGTGGCGGTAGCCGTAGAACACCAGCACCGGGTTGCCGTTGGCACCCTCGATCACGTCCTGCAGGCCGGCAAGCTTCACGTTGGAGAACACGTGCACGTCTTTGTCCTCGTCGTAGATCGCGCCGCCCGAGAGCTGGTGCAGCTTGCCCCAGAGCACCGCGGCGTTGGCCGCCGTGATCGGCTCACCGTTTGCAATCGGCAAGAGCGCGTCGCGCCTGAGCTGCTCGTAGACCCTGAGCTCGCCGGGCAGCATCTCAACGACCGTGTTGCTGTTGATGCGCTCAGGCATGTCCAAGTAGTCCTCAGCCCGCATGGCCACCGTGATGTCCTTGACCCTTGCGTGTATCTCCTTCTCGGCGTTGGGTCGCGGTTCGAGGTTCCAGCCCATGTAGTCGCCAACAAAAAACGCGTTGGTGTAGCCCGTGTAGGTCCTACCCAGCCTCTCGCCCCGGTCAGCCAGATAGCACTGGCTCCAGAGCCCCAGCAAGCCCTCTGAGGCCGGTGTGGCACTCAGGAGTATCACCCGGTCAAATTTAACGCGCCTAAGGGCCTTAAAACGCTCCGTGGACGGGCTCTTGAACCCCTGACTCTCGTCCACCACCAAAACATTGAACGGCCAGCGGTCCTTGAGCTCGTCCACCAGCCACTTCACGTTGTCTCGCCCGATCACCTTGACCGCGCACGGTGTCCTAAGTGCACGTCGCCGCTGCGCTGGGTTGCCCTTAATCACCAGCATCGGCATCTTGGGTGCCCACAGGTCGCGTTCGGCCTCCCACACGTGCTCAGAAACACGCTTAGGAGCCACGATCAGCACTTGGACGTACTCACCCCTTGCCTTCATCATCCGAAGCGCCTGCAGGGTCGCTGCGGTCTTGCCCAGCCCCACCTCCGACCAGCACATCGCCCCGCGATGCTCGACCATGTGCTCGGCCATCCTCAACTGGTAATCGTGCAATTTCATCTAAGAATCCTTTAACCTCATCATGCCCATACAGAACCCGGACATCAAACCCCAAGTCACCCAAAACTTTAAGCCGGTACCTTTGCAACTCACTAAGTTTTCCTGTGCCTGTCTTGAGCTCGATGAACGTCACCCGCCCGCCCGGCATCAAAACCAAGCGATCAGGCCACCCCGCCGAGGCCGGGCTGACGAACTTAACCGCCAGCCCACCAAGCCGCTTTATGCCCACCACCAACCGCCTTTCTACGTCCTTTTCCATGTCACCCATGACACTATGACCAGCTTTGCTAACTCTATATAGGAAGTATGTAGTGTGTTACCAACTACCATCACAGTTACCCTATATAAAATATATATAAATATAGTGACATAGTGACATACTTCCCTATGATGACACCCCCATGTCACTACCCCCCTCACATGTCACCATATAGTGACATGCAAGCACCTTTTTAACCACTTTTTACACCGCATGTCACCATGTCACCCCTATAGTGACATACGCCAACAGTTTTTAGCCATGTCACCATACCTCGCCCCCAACGTCCACAACACCCATCGCCTTGCTCAGCGGAACCGCCAGATAACGGCCAGTTGACAGCCGTTTTTTGAGCCCACCGTTCAACTTCAGCACCGCCGCGCCCGCCAAGCTGGTGTCCCTTTTGTTGGGGCTCCTCACATCCAGCCACCTCAGAATCTCTGAGGCGCTCATCCACTTGCACCGCGTTTCGCTGAAATCCGCCCACGCCAAGCCGTCCGTTATGAGCTCCACAATCGGGTCGGACTGCTCAAACTGGTTGTTATGCACGCTCACCTCGCCCATCTCCGACTGGCTAAGGTAGTGCACCTCGCCAGCCTTCCAGAGCGCCAGCACCTCCGCCCAGAGCTGTTGCATGTCGATCGAGTGGTCGTGCACGACAGCGCTCACCGGGATCACCCAGAAGCGACTGTTGCCCGTGGGGTCCCCCAAGAACGTCTCGTCGTTCACCGAGGCCGCGAACACCGTGCGCCGGGCGTAGCGCGAGGCGGCCGCGGCATACGGGCGTCTTATCTCGTCCACCGTCTGGGTCAGGAACGCCTTAAGAGCTGCGATGTCGCTCTTCTTAAACGTCGCATCGAGCTCACCCAGCTCAGCCAGCCAGCCCGAGAGCACGTTCATGAGCGAGTCCTTGTCGTGCACGTTCAGGCTCTTGCCGGTGTTCACTAGGTTCAAGTTCGCCGGCACAAGCGAAGTCAGCCACCGGGTCTTGCCGATGTACTGCGCGCCTTGGAGCACCAGCACGCCGCGAGCCATCACCCCGTCGGGTGAGTAGGCCGCGGCAATCGCCGAGAGCGCCCACTTGCGCATGAGCAGCTCCTTGCGCCCGCGCTCGATGGCCTCGGTCACCTCCACCAGCGTGTCGTACCAGCCCTGCAGCCGGCTGACACCGTCCCACGGCTTGCTACTCACCCACTCGACCACCGGGTTGTAGACGTTCAGGTCGGCGATCGTGGTGACGATGCTCTTGAGGTACTGCGTCCTGATCTCGGACTTGTGGCACATCGAGCGGATCACCGTGAGCGAGGCCTCGGCCGCGTTGTCCATGGTCCAGCCCGCGCCGGGCACGAGGATCTCGTCGTGCTTGTTGATGCAGTTATAGCGCACGACGATCCCCGCGTTCTGGCAGACGGCGGCCACGTTCTCGATCGTCTGCTGGGGCGCGCCCTCGGCGTTCATGTCAGGCAGCGCCACCTGAGCGCGCCGTGGGCGCATCATGCGCCGGATGTCGGCCACGGGCATGTTCGCCCCAAGCTCAATAAAGCGACGCCTGAGCGCCTGCACGAGTGCGGCCTGCTCAACTTGACCAACGTCCAAACCGATCTCTGCCGTGAGCGCCTCCAAATCTGTTAAAGCGGCCGCCGCGATGCGCTCCGACCAACTGGCGACGGCCGCTGTCTTTTCCGCGGCGATTTCTGGCAGGCCCTCGCACATCTTGAGCATGGCCAGTTGCGAGGGGTGGGACTGTATCTGCACCAGATCGAGCGGATCGGCACCCTCGTCAAGGTGGCCGAACTTGTGCACCCGCACCAGATCGAAGACGTTAGCCGCGCGCCCAAGGCACGGGTCGCTGGCGTGCTTGTTGACCACGTGCATACGGTCGTCGCTGATAAAGGCACCACCCACTGAGCCACCACCGGCCTTGTAGGTGAGCCGGCGCTCGTTGTCATCCATCTGGAAGCGGAACTTGTCCGACAGCCAGCGCACGATCACCTCCTCGACACTGAACGCGCGACAGAACGCGCCCACCACGCCGGGCTTCTCGCGCGGGTCGCTCATCGAGTAGGAACCTGCATACTCAGGCACCGCAACATTAGACACGTCGATTGCGACCGAATCAAACCAGCCCGACGACATACCTGAGCGCACCGCAACCGGGTCGACCACACCATCCTCAAACAGAGGCGCGGCTGTGTAGTGCGCCTGCACGGGGTTAAAGACCGAGTGATCGAGCCCCGCGATGCCGATACCCCACGCACGCAACTGGGCGCTGGTGAGCGGCTCGGCCAGCCAGAACCAGACGTGCGCCTTGAACACACCGGGGGTGCGACCCGCAGACGACGAGAGCTGCCACCAGTAGCGCACACCCGCGAAGGCCCCACCGGGCAGGGTGGCCTCGACCCACGCGTCGATCGCCTCCTCGGGCGCGCCTGCGTGCTCGAAGTTATCCACGTCAAACATGACCGCGTGCAGCGGCTGGTCAGCGAAGTTAACCAGAGCGCGCCGCACATAGCCCGGGTACTCCGAGGGCTCGGCCACCTCGTCACCCACGTAGGCCCCGCGGATCAGGCACACATCGGGCCTATCCTCGATCCCCTTGAGCACCGCGCCGAGCTCGTCTAAGCTCGCGACCTGCTCGCGGCGCATCTTAAAGTGCTTGGCATCCTCGTAGCCATCGATCGTACCGTCTTGTTTCCATAGCTTGGTCATCCTGCGACCGTTCATCGTCTTTAGTAAAACTATCGTGTCTGTCATGGTGTCTCTCCGTGTTCAAATCGTGCTGATCGTGCTGCCACTGCAGCTTTTAGTACCTTACGTCTAAATGCAAAATAACCATATAAACTGATGATCAAGCTGCCCTTGTGGGGTGTATACACAACACCCCACTGGCTAATTTCTGCTGGGTTATCACCACACATCGGTGTAGTCATATCACAGGAAAAGCAACCAAATTCGATGTTACCGTCATGGTCAGACATGTCAAAAGCTGGGCGTGTGATAATGCCACACCGTGGGCACATCGGTTGTAAGTGACCGTATCCCTCATTTCGACGGTACTTGCTCACATCCATCGTAAACAATACATCCTGCGGGTCACCACTTAAAAGCTCTATGTCGGTATTCCATTTATCATCCTCTTGGTTCAACGCACGGGCAAACGCACTAACTGTATCGTCATGCGATACACCGCGTGGCTTGACCTCGTACCACATCACAAAACCTTGCGGCGTGGTCACCCTAAAGTCAGGCAAGTAATACAATCCGGGTAGCTCAAACCCCTCGGGCTCGTACTCCCAATTCAAGCCCATCTTTTCAAAAAATACCGCCCAGCGTGCTTCAAGCCGCGAGCGAAAGTGATAGCCCTTGTATCGCGTCTGAATCGCTTTAATCATTTTGTTCTGACCACCATGTTGATACGTCAGGACGCAGGGTCCTCTTCGTAAACGCGCCATTTGTGATAGCCTCTACGCGCTCGGCGGCGGTGGCCGAGATTCGCCCCCGATTCACCCAGCCCATCACGACCTGAGGCGTGACCTCTAGAAGCTCTGCCA